CGACCGATGACGGTGTTGCTTCCTGTTGCGGTGGTGACGTTGCCGCTCGCATCCACCATCAGGCTGTCACCGGAGGCGCAGAGCCCCGTTCCGACCGCAGCCATGGTCACGCCGGAAACCGCCAGTTGCGCGACCTGCCCGGCGGACGGTTTGTTTTGCAGGATGCCATCAACGGCGCCTCCGAGCGTGGTCTGGGTGTTGACCGTGCCGGCGGAACCGATAATGCAGCACTGGTACTGAGTCGCCGTGAAGGCACTGGCCGCCGCGGCGATGGAAATAAACTTTAGAGTTTGATCGTAAGCCATTATTTTTCCTTTCGTGGAAGATTTGAGGGCGGGCTGTTTCGGGCCCGCCCACCTTGGGATTGCCGCGACTTACCGGCCCGCGAATCGGCCGGGATTTGCCTTGCGGATAGCTGCCTGGAACGCCGGACGCTCCACCGAAAGATACTGATCGTAGAGAGCCGGATTGGCCTGCAAGGTCCGGGTGAACTCCTGTTCTTTCGTGCGCCCGCTCTCAAGAGCTCGCGCGGAGCACTGCGACAGGATGGCGTCGATGGTGAGTCCATTTCCGCCTGCGCGCCCGATGAGATTTTGGACGTTGGGCGCCGCGGCCGCATCGCCTTGACGGATGGCCTGAAGTTTCTTCCGGATATCGCCAAGTGAAGCGCCCTTCTTCGCGTAGCGAATAAAGCGGGAGGTCAATTCCGGGCGCCCGGCCAGTTCGCACAGCTCAGCGACCGCTTCGGCATCGGCCCCGCCGATGCGCACCGCCCCTACCAGCGCGGCGCTCACTGCGGCCTTCGCCTTTTTCGTCTTTTTCGGAGGCTCAGGCGCGTCGTCTTCCTCGTCGTCGTCTTCCTCGTCGTCGTCTTCCTCATCATCGTCCGGATCCGCCGAGCCCTTCGCTCCCGTCTCGTCGTCTTCCATGCACTCTTCTTCGTCCATGTCAGCTTTCGCGCTGTTCAATTTGACGGCGTCATCCGCTTCAGTCTTCTTAGCCATACTTTCTGCCTCCTGTGTTGAATTCGGGATGGAGACTGACGCCGCCATTCCCGGAGCTTTTGGTTTTCCCGCGATCTCTTGGGCGAGCGCGCCGAGCGCGTCTTCGATGGTCCCGATTTCATCAGCCAACCCGGCTGTGACGCCGTTCTCCCCATAGAAAACGCCGGCCTCTGTTGCCACTACCGCCTTCATCGCGATGCCGCGGTTGGTCGAAACCAGCTTGCAAAACATGCCGTAGATGCGGTCAATCTCGTCCTGCACCTCATCCTTTGCGTCTTTCGCGAGCGGCTCGTGCGCAGAGAGCCAGTTCTTTTTGGCTCCCGCGTGAATGGCCGTGTACTTCAGCCCCAACTTGGCGTCGAATCCGGATTGATCGAGATGCATCGCGATCACGCCGATCGAGCCCACCCCCGCCGTCTGGGTGACGTACACCTTCTCGGCGCAGGACGCGATCGCATACGCCGCCGAGAAAGCATCCTCGCTCGATATGGCGTAGATTGGCTTGACCTTGCGGGCCGCGACGATCTCTTCGCACAGGTCAAACAGGCCGCCCACCTGACCCCCCGGCGAATCCATTTCGAGCAGGATTCCCTTGATCGCGGAATCATCCACGGCGTCCCTGAAATCGGACCGGATGTCGTCGTAGCCGGTCATGTGCGAACAGTCGGCTGAGATGAAAGCGCCCTTGGTAAGCAACGGACCTTCAATGGTCAGAACCGCGATACCGTCGCCTGTGACGTAATAGCCCTTCTTGCTATTCGGATCGCCAGGGCCGCGCGCTTCGATGGCCGTTTCCTTCGCGCCGACTTCAACTACCGCCGCTTCTCCGCGAACCCTTGCATCCAGATAACGGATGATGGTTTCCACCGTCGGCTGGTGGGCCATCAGGGGCTTTCCGAAAGTGCGGCCCAGAATGTGGTTGAGGTTTTTCATTGGACTCCTTAGCTCGCGTCGTCTTCGCTGTCGTCTTCATCTTCTTCAACCGGCGCGGCCTTCTTTGGCGTGTCTTCCGCGTCCGGCGCGGTGTCGATTGTCTCTCGCGCGGCCAGCACCTGGTTCGGATCGGAGTCATAGATGAGGCCCATTTCCGTCGTGCGCTCGTGATCTTCGAGCTGTTCACGGTCGATTTGCTCCACGTCCTCGCCGGTTGCAGCCACAACGCGGCGGCGGGAAGTCAGGCCAGCCCGAATGTCCATGAGGGACGCCTGCGAATCCTTGAGCGGATCAACCCACGGCCAGCCGGGAGTAATCCACTGAACCTGCTCATACTGCCAGGGGTCGCGCGCATAGCCGGGCAGGTCGAGAGCGCCCGCGAATACAGCTTCCCTGATAAACCGCCGCCAGATCGGCCGGCAAAACTGGTGAGCGAAAATCAGGTACTGATATTGCTCACACTTGCGGCGAAACTGAAGAATCCCGGCGCGGATGCTCGAATAGTTGACTCCGGTTAAATCGCCGGTGAGTTGCTCATAAGTGAGTCCGATGCCCGCTGCCACCGCGCGCAACTGGGTCCGCATGAACTCGACATAATTGCCATCCTTCGGCGGAGTCGAAAAAGTAACCTGCTCATTCGGGAGCAGCACCTGAAGCGTTCCGGGTTCGAGTGAAACAATCGCGCTCTGGCCGGTCGAATCGGAAGGATCGACTTGCGTTTCGTTGAACGGCGTATCGTTGACAGTCGTTTTCTGGACGAAGCCCGCGAACATCGCAACGGTTTTCTTCCGGACCAGCTCCGCGTCATCGTATGCGTCGAGGTCGTACAGCTTGACCAGAACTTGCGCCATCCACGGTTGCCCGCGAAACTGACCGCACCGCAGTGGCTCAAACAGATGAACCATGTCATCCGCCGGCAACCTGCTGAGCATGTAGGCGTCTGGGTAAAAGGCAGCATCCCCGGGATGCTCCTTGTACATGTGGTACGCGACGCGATCGCCGTCGGTGTCGAACTCGATTCCTTCGCGGACGGTGTTCCCGACCGGGATGCTCGGGAAGTTAAGGAGGAATGTCGGGCACTGATCGGGCTCTATAAGCTGAACCTGATAGGGAACCGCCAACCCTCTCTTTTTAGCCTTTGCGGCGCCGCGAAGCCGGTGACGGCCAAACGTCTCGCCGGACTCCATCATGGAGCGCCAGGCCAGCCGCTGCAACCCGTAGAAATCGAGATTGCCGGCCCAGTCCGCGTCGGCCTGCCATCGCTCCCAAGCCTGGTGAATCTGCGTCTTTATAGCAGGGTCGGGGTGCTGGGACTGCGGGCGGATGCCGGTGCCGACCGCTTCGGCGGTATAGGTCGCGACGGCGTTTGCGGCATATGGATTCTTCCTGACCGCGTCCCGTGCGCGATCGCGGATGACATCGACGTTGCCCCACTGGACCGTGTTGGGCCCGAGTTTGGTCGCGATCCAGTTCTGGCCGCGGCGTCCGGAAGCGGCAGAATCAAACGGCTGGCTTCCGGCCTTCGCCTTGAGCGGCGCGGACTCAGACCAGACCGCCCGTCCGCTCGGCGTGAAAGTGAAGGCCATTTATTCAACAGAGAGAAGAGAGGTAAGCCGGGTGACCTGATCGTTGTGTTCCGCTTTTGCTTTTTCATACGCCTGATGCGCCGCTGCGGCCTGCTCGCTCAATTCGCTGGCCGCCGTGAGCATGTCGGCGAGCTTCTGCCGGGACTGGATCACCTCGCTCGCCAGCCCGCTTGTTTTCTTGAGGTCCATCAAACCCTTACTTTCCAACCACAATTTCAAGCCCGCGCTTCGTGCCCTTCGGAATGGTGGTCGCCGCAACGATAGTTCGGTTGTTCTCTTCGATAGCCCGGAGTCCGTCGGTGATTTTCTGAATCACCCGCACGCCCATCTCATAGGTGAATGCGATATTCGCCATGCCGTCGTTCAGCATCAGGCAGACCCGGCCTGCCTTGAGGTCCACAACGGAATCGACCGCCGTGATCGGCACCGCCTGAATCTCGGCGCGTGCGGGCTTGAGTTCGGGATTAGTAGTCATCGTAGTAGCCGCCATCGGCGCCGGGCGATGGAGAACCGCTAAACCCTTTGTCGGTCGCAACTCGCAGTTGCCGGATAATGCCGGTGTTCTGCGCCAGCTCGTTCTGCATCACGGCCCGGAGCGCCAGCATATCGGTCAGTGAGTTGTACTCGACTTCGCGGTCACGATATTTGACCCGCTTCGCGCCGGAGGAAATGGCGTTATCGAGATTGGCGAGGTCCTGGGTTGTGAAAGCCATCTATCGTTGATTCATCCAGTTCGACGGAATTACTTTTCTCTGCGGAGCCGGGCGCGCAACCGGTTTCTGTGGCTGACCCGGCTTCACTCCCGCGCCCATATTCACGGTGGGCCTGGGCGACTCAACCGGCGCGGCTACAGACTCCGCGACCGGCGCACTCAACCCGTACATTTCTTCGAGGCGCTTCCACGACCCATCCGTCATGCGATCCAGGCCGCACTGAGAAGCGGCCGCGCGCGCATAAACCCGGCAGTCGAGAGCCTCGTTCCTCTCGCGCGTCTTGATCCACTCCGTCGCGCTAAACCCTTTCGGGTTTTTCTTGGTGACCAGTTCCTCAGCGCAAAGCTGCTGGAAGAACTCCTGATCGAGGTTGTCTCCGAAGTGACACCAGCCGGGCGGAAAGGACATCCCCGGCTCGGGAGCCGGCAACCGCAAACTGCCGTACAGTTCCGACTTCAGTAGCCGAGTACCTACCGGCCACACCCGCGCGCCACGACGAACCTTATCGCCGTTTTTGAGATCGATGTCGAGCCACGCCGGAGCGCCTATCGCCACCGCGCCGCTATCGTTGCCCTTGATAACCAGCAGCCGGTCCGGTGGCTGCAACCGGCCCCACTGGTAAACGTTCTGGGTGGCGTATCCCGAGTCGACCGCCATCCGGAGAATCGGAAGATCTACGCCGCCCTCATGCCGGAAGGTCGAAAACAGGACTTCGCGAAGTGCGGTCCATACCAGCGCCTGGTAAGGATCGCCGCCCAGCACGAAATGGGTGATGGTCCAGTTTTCTTTACCGCGGCCCCAGCCGACGATCTGGACTTCCAGCCGGTCTTTCTGGACATCCACGCCCGCGGTCAGGAACAGAACGCCGCGGGGAAGGAGAACGCTGCCATCTTCCGCTTGCGGGTACGGCTCGCGACGGCCGTGCAGGATTTCCCATGCCGGAGCCTCGCCCCGCTCTTCCCATGTTTCGGCGAGAACGGTATTTGTGAAGGTGATCAGTTCGGCCAGGCTGCCGGATTTTTTCTGATTGACCGCCTTGAGAAACTGTCTAACCGCGTCGGCCCAGCTAAACCAGCCAATCGGACTGTAGAGCGCGCTGAGATGGAAGCCTGCGTTTCGGCCGTCCGCGTTTTCGGGAGCCGTCGGACGCCATTCGCCACCGGCCAGCATTGCGGTTTTGTAGCGCTCGGGAATCCGCCGCGGGCGCATAGCGCCCGGCACTTCGGAATCCGGATCCGGTTCCGTGCAGCACTCGCATTCGCAAGCGGCGGTGTCCGGGAGATGGTTGCCGGAAGCGTCTTTATCCCACTTGATCCGCTCCCAGGTGAGCGTTTGCTTGAATCCGCAAAACGGACACGGAACAAAATAGCGCCGCTGGTCGGTATCGAGGAAGAGCTTCTCAATTTTGCTTGTCCGCTTTCGTGTCGGGGTGCTGACCTTCAGCGACTTGCGGCGCCGGAAGTTGCTCGATCTCTTATCCGCCAATTCGATCGGATCGCCTTCGCCCTCGACATTTTGGGGATAGGCGTCAACCTCGTCGAAGAACCGGTATCGCGCCGGCATGCTTCGGAGTCCGGCGGCTGAATTCGCGCCGGTGATGATGAGCACACCGCCGGGAAATTCTTTCAGGCGCGCGGTATTTCCTGCGACCCGCGATTTCCGGTCCGCGACTTTAGCCTTGAGCGCCGGCGAACTTTCGATCAGCGGGTTGATGCGCTGGCTGACCACCCTCCCGCATGTCTCCAGGGTGGGCTGAACGAACAGCATCGGACCGGGCGAATGATCGATTACATAGCCGATGAAGTTCGCGCCGCATTCGGTTTTCCCGATCTGCGTGCCGCCCATGAATACGACGTCCTGGATCGGCGACGATGCCGACAGGCAGTCCATGATCTCCCGCAGATACGGGGTTCGATCCGTGCGCCAGGGCCCCGGCTCCGACGCCGCCACGCCGGAGAGCATCCGGAACCGGTCCGCCCATTCGGAGACGGTGAGGATCGAATCCGGCTTGATACCCCCGTTATAAGCTTCCCGGTAAATTTCATGCGGCGATTTCGTCCGACGAGTCCCGCGAGCGCTCTTCGAGGAACTGCCGGATCCGGGATTCGAGTTCGCTGCAAACATCCTTTTCGGCGACGCCCAGGTTTGCCGCGATCTCGGCCGATACGCGCACCGGCCAGTTCAGCAGCGCCTCGCGTTCGGTGCGCGCCCGAGCGAAAGCGGCCTTCTCGACTTCCTTCACGTCGACCAGCTTGCCGCGCTTCCGCCGATACTCGAGTTCGGCGGTCTTGGCCTTAACCTGCTCGACTCGCGTCCGCGCTTCGAGCAGTGATCCCTTGGCAGCTTCATCGGACGTTGAGACGACCGGCTTCCCGATCGCGTCCAGAATCTTGCCGGGATTGAATGGTGTTAGATTGACCGACAGCGCGGCATCGGCCGCGTCAGGGTCGATCGTTCCATCTTTGAGAACCGGGCATTTCCCGGACTTGATGTGCTTCCGGATGGCCTGCGGACTGCACTTGCGATGCTCTGCGTATTCGCGGACCGAGACGCCCATTACGCAAACGCGGGAAGACGATCAAGCCAGGTTTTGCGCCGTTGATATTCCTCGGGGTTCGCAATCTTCCACCAGATCCGCAAACACGCCGCGCAAAGAGTCAGCGGCTTTCCGGCGTGCGTAGCTTCGCAACTTGGGCATTCCGTCATGCTCGAATCTTCTCCGGTCCAACGGTGACCATCCGTCTGCCTCCGCGCGGGGAACTGACAATCGTCGTTACGCCGTCGCGTTGCTTTTGGCCGAACAGGCCTGAGACTAACTCGTAGATGGCGGGCGACCGCGGTCCCTGTTTCTTCTGGATGATCTTCCCGAGTTCCGTAAGCTGCTGAATCGATTCGGCTACCGTCGATCTCGAACATCCCACGCGGCGCGCAATCTCGGAATAGCTGATTTTGGCGATGTTGCCCTGCCGCACTTTCGATGCCATCACTCCGTAAATCAAACGAGCGGCGAAACTTAGTTCCCTGCACTCACCGACGGATTTAGGTAATCGCCAGTATGGTTCAGCGGTTCGATTTTCGGTACTCTCGGCGGACCGATTTTCGAACCGCCTATTAGAAATATTAGAAGGCATTCAGGCTTGCCGCGCCTCCTTCGCCGGGGGAATATAAACGTCGCCCGTCTCAATGCACGGCGAGCACGCCCGCATCGAAGAAAGTTGATAGACGCTCTTGACGGGAACGAGCCGCTTACACCATCCGCAACGCTCGCGTTCCGGCTTTCCTTTGACGATTAATTGGAGTGATGCTGGCATGATACTGACAACAAACAACTTCCGGTAACCCGATTTTTGACCCCGTGACTAGCGGATTTGGGCGACGACGCCAACTGACCGTTTCAAAAACGTCCAGAAGGACCCGACACCCTCCAGGAACGGTCGGGTTAGTCGGCGAGTCCCGCCACTCGCTCAATCCGCAGCGATCGGGCGAGTGCGTCCACTTGTCGGCGCGCCAACGACTACAATCCGCAGACCGCTGAGCAGATCAGTCAACCTCTGCACTTCCGGCCTGACGACTTTTGGCGCGATTGGCGGTCGCACCGGATCGCGCTTAACTGGCGACGACGGAACGAACTCACAGAGCTTCAGAAACGCGCCGCGTTCGCTCGCGATGAACTTGCCGCCGCTCACAACAGCTTCATTCCCCAATCTCCGAAATACCGCGTTGGATCGCCGGGCGGCGTCACAATCTCGTTGACGCGCTGGCCATTGCGCCGGATGATGCGCACCGGGGATGCGCCTGCCGCAGATTGCTCGCTCAGTGAGTGGATGGGATGCGCCCCGCGTAAAAGCCTTGCGCGCGTATCGGCCATCCCGTCGGATTGCGCAATGCCGAGCCCGCGCGAGAGGCGGTGACCTTCGCTGATATGGTCGATGGCCTTCACGCTACCTGCCTCTTTGTTCCGCCAGCACGGCAATCGGTTTCGTTTGCCGGGATACGGTCCACGATGCGCATGCCGTGCGGATATGCGCGCTGAGTTGGCTGCGTAATTGGCTGATTGCTGGTCTGCTTGGATCGTGCGCCGAGTTTCACGGTGCTTGTGTGGCGCTTCGGATTCCGGAAATCCGGATCAATGTTTTCGGCGTATTCAGCCGGCAATAGAATCGCGATGATAACTTTGCGGCGCTTGCTGACGATCAGCGCGCCGTTGGAAACCATGCGTTGCGCTCTGGACGCGGGCACGCGGTAACGCAGGCCGGAATGTGAATACACTTCGACGGAGGTGTTGAATCGCATGGTCTGGATTTGGGCGAACGGATACCTGCGAGGTGGTCGGGTGCGAAGAAGTGCTTTAGCGCTCTATTCCCGCCCGAACGGGGAAAGTCAATGGTTCGCTGTGAACAATAGCACCGGTTTCTGTTTTTTGTCAAATTTGGCTAACCCAGGCTAACTGAGGCTAACCCAGGCTAATCGAGTGATTTGGTAGAGATATGGGATTTTCGATGGTTGCGGGCAAAAGAAAAACCCGGCTGGTTAGGCCGGGCTTGAGTGGCGGGAATTCAGATTTTTACGCCGCGCGTTTCCTGCGAAAGGCTTCGAGGGCTTTTGCGTCGATCATCCATACGCGAGAGCCGAACTTCGTCGCTTTGAGCTGGCCGGCTTTGATCAGCGCCTTGATCCGCGATTCGTGCAGACCGAGCGTTTGCGCGGCCTGTTGGACGGTGAGCATTACGCTGTCACCCCAAGCGGGCGTCTCATGTTAGTAAGTTCCTCCGTTCTCGACGCAAGCGCAGTCCGCCCTGGGGCGATCACAAGTGAAGCACCACTTATTCTTTTGATTCTCTTCCCAGGCTTTCGCGGTCCTGAATTCTTCGACCGAGCCGGGGAACCATTCGCGATCCCCACTGCGGAAAATGCTGCCGTAAGGAGTTTTGGTTTCAGTAGTCTGGGTCATCGTAAGCTCCTAGTATTCGATTCTCGAAGCAGCCAGATCGTCAAAGTCGATCACGATTGTTATTCCGGCAATCAGATCGTAATCGCTCAGCTTGGCAGCGATGCGCCACGTCTGACCCTGGGGGATTCCGTCTTTACGGTATCCTGCGGTTTCCAGTGCGATAGCAGCGGCTTCGTAGCTATCTACTGTGGCGAGTCCGGCCAGTTTCATCGCTCTCGTTTGGCTTTTGCTGATTGGCGTCTTCATACTCACTACTATAGCGCTAACGCTACTTAGGTGTCAAGCGATACCGCTACTTTTTTTATTTTATTTTTTGCGCTCACGCCGGCGGCAATGCGGCTTTTGGGAACTCCTTCCATTCGCGCCCATCTAACTCACACCCGGCCTTGGCCCTTCCGATTCTTACCAAGTCGCTCCCGTGCTCGCCCCACTGCTTAAAATGGAAAGGGATATCGCGGCTTGTCGCCGCGTCCCTAATCTGCCGGAACCAATCTGGATTGGCTGGACGTGCGGCTTTACCGCCCGACTCGCCGCCAGCAATCACCCATTCGATGTCGTCAAGATGGTCGCCCAGCGTAGGGATCGCCTCTGTAAGCGGTTCCATACTGAGGAAGTGAACGCGGGCAGGCATCTGTTTCAACGCTTCGACGCGCCAGAGGTATTCAGGCGATTCAAGCGTAGTCCCGAGCCATACGTTCCCGTCCAGCAAAATCCGCAGCGGGACAAATCGTCGATAGTTCATAGGCCGCTTAGACAATAAGAGCCAGTCGAGGTTAGGCGTTGCCTCAATCAGATCCCAGAGGCGCAATCGGCTTTCGTCTAAGTCCCGCCGGTCCTCCATCACATCGGCCATCGACGCGCAGAATACGCGCTTGCGGACGCCCTCAGATTGGGCGAGCTTGTTCCATTTCAGCGGCTTGCTCCAGTGTTCATCTCCGAAGAAACGGCGCGGTGCGTCCTTTCCCCAGACGTCGTGCCCGTAGCGCTTTGAGTCGCGCTCGGCGTAGCAGTTATCGCACGCTGGGCTTACTTTCGTGCAGCCCCACCACGGATTAAAGGTGTGCGAGCACCAAGAAATTCCTGTTGATTCCGCCATTTAGTGTCTCTCCATAGCCGCTGCGCCTGCTAAGTGCGCGTGCGTGGTGCAGTAATCGGTATTGGCTTTCGTCGCGTGCTTGACTCGGTGTTTGGC